GGCGGACTTCAGCATAAGTGAGCGGTCGATCACTTCGTACCTGAAGGAACTTGAGGCGTCGGGGATCGTCCGCGTGGCACGGGACAGCCGGGGGTACATCGAGGAGATCGAGTGCCTTTCCGTCGCGTCCTGGGCGAAGACGGTCAAGCAGGCCAGGGTGCAGATTTTGCGGGCTGAGGGTGAAGCGGTCAGCACGCAAAAAATGTCGCGTAGGGCGCAAAGTTTGCGGGCTGCATCATCTAGTAAGGATTCTAGAGATATAAAGAGACCTGCTTTGGATCCTTCGGCAAGCAGAAAAGCCTCAAGACGCACCTTCGCGCAGGCGGAACTCGCCAAGGGAAAGACGGCTGAGCAGGTCGTGGCGGCGCTGGCACGGATGAACACCCCCCAGGCTGAGGCAGAGGAGATCATCGCAGGGCTGCAGGCCGGGAGCACGAAACCATGACACCGACTCGCCAAGACCAGAAGGCGCCGAGGTTCCGCTGCCTTACGTGCGGCTGTGAGCTGTGGGGGCCGGTGGAGGTCCGCGGGCATTGGGGGCTGCATAATCTCGGCGAGGGGCATAGCTGGTTTCACAGTCGCCGCGGGCGCCTCTTTCAGCAGACGATCGAGGGGCTGCAGCGTCGCGGGCTAGTCGCGGATAGCGTTGACCGCGCCGACTGGTTGGAGGTCGCGGGCCGGCCGTGGGAGATCGTGGCCGAGGCGATGGGCGAGAGGTAGGGCGGCATCGACAACCTTTGCAGCATCGACGGCCTCGGCACCTCGCCGGGGCCGTTTTCGTTTGGCGAGCAATCAAGGGCATGGCCCGGTCCCGTCTCAGACGGCATCCCTTCAGGGATTAGAAAGACCGGACCATGCCGAACCGACTAGCGGGCGAGCTGGTAACTTGCCCGCTGGTCTCGGACCTTGGCGGTGTGACCGGCAACGGGACTCCTTGTGGCCGACCGGCCCGCCCCTCTCTTGCGCTGGGGGTGTTGTGAGCATCGCCATGGTCCGCAGGCTGGTGGGCGGTTTTGTGCGATCGCCCACCGGCCTCTCCCTTTCAGCTCAGCTTTGCGGATGGCTTCGACTTCCTGCCGCCGACTCTTCGCCGTCGGGGCCGTCCGCGCAATCTTGGGCCAGGGAGGCGGTGCGGTCGAAAGACCGGGCCGACCCCACGGCAGCGAACGCCGCCGCCCTGGCCTTCAACTTCGCCGCATGGGGAACATGATGAGACAAGACACAAGAGACCAGATCAAGCAAATCGAGCGTGAGGATCCGGCGCGGGTGTATGCCTTCATCCTCACCGACGCACCGGAGCCCAAGGGGCACGAACTGCACGCCCTCTGCCCGCTGCATCCCGACCACGACCCTTCACTCAGGATTGAAACCCGCGGCGACAAGGCTGGTCTCTGGCGGTGCGACCCTTGCGGCGAGGGCGGCGATGTTTTCAAGCTCGCGGAGCTGGCCTTGGGGTGGGACTTCGCAACGGCGATCGAGCGCCTGGCGGACAAGCTCGGGCTCGATAGGGCAGAGGCGCCCGCGGCGAAGCCGAGGAAGACCAGCGCGAAGCCCGAGGCACCGAAGCCCTATCATGGCACGCCCACCTACCTCTACCGCGACGAAGCCGGCGCCGTGCTGTTCGGCGTCGTGAGGACCCCGGAGAAGGACTTCTGGCAGGTCCGCCCCGATGGTAACGACGGCTGGTTCTTCGGCCTCGACGGCGTGAGGCGGGTTCTCTACCGCCTGCCCGAGACCCTGGCAGCCGTCCGCGACGGCGTGACGGTCTGGATCTGCGAGGGCGAGAAGGACGCCGACAACCTCGCCGGCCAGGGCTTCGCCGCGACAACCTCCCCGCAGGGAGCGAAGAACTGGCGGCCAGAGTATGCCGAGGCGCTGAAAGGCGCCGACGTGATCTGCCTCCCCGACAATGACCCCGATGGCCAGGCGTATGCCGCGGACGTCTGCGCGAGCCTTCACGGCATAGCATCCCGCGTCCGCGTGTTGAACCTCCCCGACCTGCCGCCGAAAGGCGACGTGTCAGACTTCCTCGCCGACCTCGGCACCGTTGACGACCTCAAGATGCTCGCCGAAGTGGCGCCCGACTGGAAACCGCCGGAAGTCCCCGGAAGTTCCGGGGAGTCGGTCGTCTACCGCCACCGATGGACGGACGCGGAGCTGCTGGCCTGCGAGTTCCGGGAGCCTCGGTGGGTGGTCCCCGGAGTTATCCCCGAGGGCTTGACCCTCCTCGCCGGCAGGCCCAAGGTCGGCAAGTCATGGTTGACCCTCAGCATCGCCCTCGCGAAGAAGACCGGGGGCAAGGTGTTGGGCCACGATGTAGAGCCCGGCCCCGTGCTGTACCTTGCCCTAGAGGATGGCGACCGGCGTATCCGCGACCGTATGCACGCGCTCGACTGGCCTGCGGAGGACGAGAGGACGCAGCCGGTGGTCTTCCTCACCGCCGCCACGCCCGAGGATCTGCGCCGCGAACTTGACACCTCGCCCTATGACCTCGTGATCGTCGATACCGTCTCGCGGTTCTTCCTCGGCACCGACTGGAACGACCAGGCGGCCGTCACGGGCGCTCTAAGCGATCTGCACCGTCTCGCCACGGAGCGGGAAGTGCCCATCGTCGCCGTTGACCACCTGCGGAAGGGCCTCACGGGCGACGTGATGACCGATGTAATGGGCAGCACCGCGAAGGTCGGCGTGGCCGATACCGCCGCCGCGATCTACAAAGACCGTGGGCAGCGCGAGGCTACCCTTCAGGTGGACGGCCGCGATATTGAGTACACCGAACTCCGGATGTACTTCGACCGGCTTACCCTCTGCTGGCAGCCTGCCGGGGAGAAGCAAACCACCCATCAAGCCGAGATATTGGAGTCCCTGGCGGACGGTCCGGCCGCTCTTGCCGAGATAAGCCGGCGCACCGGGCTCGACAAGGGCAACCTCTCCCGCGAACTCGTCACCCTCGCGGAGCGGGGGCACCTGAAAGACCTCGGGGGCGGACGGTATGGCCCGTAGAGCCCTACAACGCATACAACGCCTACAACGCGGGCAACTGCACAACAAGGTACAACGCCCGCCCGTTGTAACCGTTGTACCCGTTGTTAGTGTTGTTGTTGTTGTGTGTGTTGTACTACATGAGAGGAGCTAAGATCATGGCCGAAGACAGGGAAAAGGAGGGCGCTGGCCTTGTGCCCGCCGGCGAGGGCGATAGTTCAAAACAGGTTGGGGTCTTCCCCAACACGACCTCGGGCGCGTGGCCTATCGTCCTTCGTGGTGGGCTTCCCCGGTGCGACACGTGCTTCCTGCGGACCTTCTGCGACGAACACGAGGCCGGGGCTTCGTGCCGAACCCTTGCCGTCGTGAGAGAGAACATGATCACCGCCTACATGGCGGAGCCCGGCATCAAGGCTATCGACTATCCTCTCGTGGCTCAGCTCGTCAACCTGCAGCTTTTCACGGCGAGAGTGAGCGCCTACGCCGCGTATGCCGGCGAACTCCTGCCCGGCCATGCCGAGGGGTTCGGGGAACTGCAGCCGTGCTTAGGGAAGGGCCTCCTCGCGTTCGTCAACACGGCGCGTCACCTGGCGGCGGAACTTGGCTTGACTCCGAGGGCGCGGAGGGAACTTGAGCGGCAGGCGTCGGGCGGCGTTGGCGAGGCCCTTGCAAGCGCGATCCGGGCGGCGGCGAACCCTCCGGGGCCGGTGGCCGATGCTGACTTCACCGCAGAGACGGACTGATTTTCTGCCGGAAACTACCGGAAACTACTTGACCCGCCTGCAGAGGTGGTATATACTGCCGACAAGTGCAGTTCTCGGCAGTAAAACCTCGGGAGGGCGGGAAGATGACACGGGAGACGGCTATCTTGGAGCAAGCGGAACTTGAGGCCCTACTTGAGCAGATCAACACGCGGACGCCGACCGGGGCGCGGAACTTCGCCCTCCTGCAACTCATGGCATCGACGGGCATCCGGTGTGGCGAGGCGCTGCAAGTGCAAGCCGGGGATGTTCGGCAAGAGGACTGGCCTAAGAACGGCGGGACCGTCAAGGTGTGGGTGCTGAGGCTACGGCGGCGGACAACCAAGGGCAAACAGGACCGCCAGGGCATACCGTTGAACCCGGCCACGCGGCAGGCACTCGACTCGTGGCAGGAAAAGCGGGCTGGCCTCGGCATACGCGGTGGGCCTCTCTTCTGCACGATAAGCAAAGGCAAGCGGGCGCATGGCACGGCGGGCACCGGGGAGAAGCCGGGGACCTTCGGCGCGGGCACGGAAGTCACCGACCTGCAGCCGGGATCGCCGTTGAACTCGCGGTATGTTCGCGAACTCGTGACGCGCCTGGCAGAGAAGGCCGGGATCGAGCGCCGGGTTCACCCGCACATGCTGAGGCATACGGCGCTCACGGCGCTGTATGACAAGACCGGGGACCTCCGCATGGTACAGGACGTGGCCGGGCATACCACAAGCCGGATGACTGAGCGGTATACGCACGTTCACCCGCTGGCAGTCGCGGAGGCGATGGGCGCGATCGAGGAAGCCGCGGACTGAGGGCGCCATGGCCCGCCAGGCTCACGTGGGCGCGTCTTTCGCATGGATCGAGTGAGAGTAGCCGCCTGCAATTCAGGCCCTACAAGCGCAGGAAACAGGCCCTCGGGAAACCGGGGGCCTTCTTCGTTGGAGGTGTCGATCATGGCGAAGGACAAGCTACTCCGTGAGTGGATGACTGGCGGCCGGCGGTGGCGCCTCGTGGCAGAGTGCCGGGGGCAACTCTGGCGGGTGTACCTGCAGCGTGACGAGGGGCGCGGGTGGGCGTATGCGGACACCGAAGGCATGGCCTCGGAGAAGGTGGCGATCATCGAAGAACACGTCCACGCGGCGAGAGGTGGGGCCGGCGCTATCGAGCTCGCCGAACGCGCGGACAGGATCGGGCGGAGGGCGGCGGCAGAATGGGCAAGGTGCTTCGCGGAGCCCGAGGCGGTGCCGACGTGAAGGCGTGGCGACTTCGGCGATGTTCGGGCGGGGCGGTCGTGGAGGGGCTTGCGGCGGCGGAATATCATCCGTCGCGGAGGTCGGGCGCGGCGCATTATGCGGACGCGCTAAGCCGTTCTCTCTGGATCGCCAAGAAGGTGAGACCCTTCGGCGAGACCTGGGCATGGCGCAGGAACACGGACTTGAGTTTGAGGTCCGCGAACTGACAGAGATAGTCAGCCGCGAGGAAGCTCGCAACTGGATCATCGACAACCAACTAGGCCGTCGCAACCTACACCCCGACGCTATCGCCCTGCTACTGGGCAAACGATACGAAGGTGAAAAGCGGCAAGGAGCCAGAACCGACCTAACTTCTCCTCAAAGTGAGGAGAAGTCAACTACGTCGGAGCGCATCGCCCGCGAACACAACGTCTCACGTGCCACCGTCGAGAGGGCCGCGCAGTTCGCTACCGCCGTCGAGACGCTGGACGAGGCGGGTATCATCGACGAGCGCGACGTGCTCGCAGGCCAGTCGGCACTTACCCGACAGGATACCATCGAACTTGCCGAGATCGCCCGGCAGGATGAGACCAAAGCTAAGCGCCTAGCTCAGACGGTCGAGAGCGGTGACCTGTTGACCATCGCTGCGACGGCGGGAAGCAAGTCGAAGGAAGTGGAGCTTTCGACCGTTGACAGCGGGGCCGGTGCGGCCTAACCTTTTCGTGTCACGGAGTACCGAGGGCGCCATGATCGGCCCCGCGAAGAACAACCTTTCGGCCGTGCGTTGGGCAGGTTCTCCTGCCTTCGGTGCTCCGTGACAAGACACCGGCGCACGGCCGTTTCGTTTGCCAGGAGAGAACATGACTGCACTAGCCGACAACCTCAGAAGGTGGCAGGCGGACGCCGTAGCCTGGGCGGAAGAAAACGTCTGGGTTCGGAGCCCGGCCACGGGCAAGATAGGCCCTCTCGTGCTTGCCGACCATCAACGCGAGTGGCTACGCGAGGCCACGCGGCGAGACGACCGGGGGCGGTTACTGCACAAGGTCGCGGTGGCGAGCTGGCCGAAGCGTGAGGGCAAAACCCTCGTGGTAAGCCTGCTGATTGCCCACCGCACCGCGAACTTCGCGGAGCAACGGTCGGGCATCATCGCTAACAGCGAACGGCAGGCGCAGTCCAACATCTTCGACGCGGTGTGCGGCTTCTTCCGCAATTCACCGAACCTGCAGGGCCTCGTGCCCGAAGACGGCTTCGCTGCCCGGCGGCTACAGGTGCCCGCCCTCGGGAACTCCGTCGAGTGCTTTCCCGCAAACTACCGCACCGTCCAAGGAACGGCCTTCACCGGGATCCTGGCCTGCGACGAACTCCACGCCTCGGAAGACGGTGGCAAGGCCTACACCTTCGCCTCTCAGCAGACGGAGGCGGAGGGCGCGGCGGTCGTGATCGCGTCTCAGGCCGGGGCGCCGGTCAACGCTAATCCTCTCTGGCGGCTGTACCAGGCCCGCGATCAAGAGTCCATCTTCTTCGACTACCGCACGGAGCTGGCCTGCCCGTGGTCGATCGACCGCGCGGAGAAGGCCAGGGCGGAACTCCTGCCGGCGGAGTTTGACTATCTGTGGGGCAACGCCTGGGGCGCGACGGGGATCAAACTCCTGCCGGCGACGGACGTGGAGGCGGCTGCCCTCGCCTATCGCGAGCCGCAGACGCGCGAGCAGTGGGAGGCCCTGCGGGAAGCGTGGGGATGGGAGAAGGTCTCGCCGGCGATCGGCGTTGGGCTTGACCGCGCCGGCGTGAGCGTGAGCGGCGACAGAACGGTGTGGACGGTGACGGCGAGGTTCGACGTGGACGGCGCAGAGTTCTTCCGCGTCCTTCGGTGCGCGGTGTTGCCGACGGGCTCCGAGGCGGAGGTCTTGGCGGAGGCCAAGAGGACGCGGGAGATATTCGGGCGCCCGGCGCAGACGCTTTTCGAGGCTTACGGCTGCTCAGACGTGGTGGAGAAGGTGCAGGGCGCGGAGCTGGCCTCGCCGACAACGCAGAGGCAGTCGGGGCTATTCAACCGCCTGCACCGCCTCTTCGTGGAGGGCAGGATCGCCTTCCCTGCGGAGGCCGGTGTTGACCCGAAGACGAAGACGACCGGGCTGCTGAAGGCGGAACTCGTGGCCTTCGAGTACGACGCCGAACGCGAGGGCAACACGCGGTTTGGCACGCAGCGCGGTCACGACGACGCTGCCTATTCGCTGGCGTGGAGTTGCGAAGCGGTCGGGGCTGCCCGCCCGAGGTCTGTGCAAGCGCACGTGTTGTAGGAGCCGAGACCATGACCGAAAAAGAGCGCATCGCGTGGGGCCGCCACCTGGAGCGGGAATACGGCATCGAGATCGAGCAGATCGCCGCCAAGGCCGCCCGTGAGGACGGCGACGGCCTCGTGAGGGGCGCTGAGGTCGCGGGCGAGGTCTGGATCGCCCTCCTGAAGTGCCGCGACTTGGCGCAGACGGCGGCGAAAGGCGAGCGGGCCTACATCCTCGGCACCGCCCACGAGGAGGCGCATAGGGCAGTTCGGGAGGAGGTCGGCGAGATCCGCGACGCGGGCGGGGCACGGTGCCTCCAAAATAGTTTTCCGGAAAGTTGGAAATTACCTAGCGCCGCAGTCTCCTATATAGTGAGGGGCGAGAAGTACACCCCAGACAAGGTCCGAGAGATGCTGTTGAGTTACGAGGACCTTGTCGAGTACATCGACGCAGGCGGTTCTTCCGATGGGTATTGGGAGGACGTCGAGGACGTGAAGTATAGAGAGGGCGCCCCACGTGCCCGCCCACCAACGCCCGACGGACACGCAGTCTTTGGCCTGGTGGAACATCGCATCGCCCTCGACAAGGCCATAGACAGACTCCACGAACCGCAGCGCGGCTACATGCGCGAGCTTACGCGCGGCCGGGGCAGGCGGAAGATCGAAGACATCGCGCTTGCCGTCGGCCTACCGCGAGCCACGTTCGACTATCAGGTATGCGCCTGCGCGAAGAAGATCGCTGACATGCTACGAGTGCAGCCGACGCAACTGACGCGCGGCGAAGAACTGAGCAAGGCCCTTCCGCCCGACACGCTGAAAGGGCACTCCCCGAGGTGAGCTACCCATGGCAAACATCCTAGAACGGTACTTCAGGCCCTACTACTCGTCACCCGGCAAGCGCGTCCTCGGGGAAGGGCACTTCATCCCCGACGGCGAGGCGCCGAACTTCATCGGCGACGTGAAGCCGGTGAAGCGGCCGTATGAGGAGTGCCTGGCGCTCGCCGTCGCGATCTATGCGGACATCGCCCTGCGGCTGCCACCGGGAGCCCTGCGTGCCCTTGGTGAGCGACTGTGGAGGCAGGCGGCGATGTTCCGAGACTGCCCGAACCCGGCCACCTGGGCCTGGGTGGGCGGCGACGTAGAGAACCGCCTTGACCTGCTCGTGTACCGGGTCGGCGAGCCCGAACTGCTGGAGAACCTTCAGCGCGAGCCGGGCCTGCTTATCCCGCTGGCATACATCCGCGGGCTGCTCGCCAACCTCAAGATCGAGCGCGTGGAGCGGGCGGAGGCCGTCGCGCACCTAGAGGCCGCTGGCTTTCCTCCTGAGCAGGTAGAGAAGTCCATCCGAGAGAACCTTGACCTCGCGCGGGGCATCGTGGACGAAGCCACCGGCGAGCGCAAGATCGTATTCATCTAGGCGATACCGCCTCCGCCTTCAGGCGTGAGGCGATTACGCGCGGCTAGTGCTGAGGGCAGCCAACGAAGGCGCCGGGAGAGCTCCATCCCCCGGCGTCTTTCTGTTTGTGACCTCCGCGCGGCCAACCTACAACCCCGCACGGTCACGAGTCGGAGCCCAATCCGGCAGGGCCGTGCCAGTCGTGACGCGACGAGCCCGAACAACATCGGGGGAGGCGCAGATCGGCGGTGGGAAGGAGGCGGTGTGCAGTGACCAGCGGACACGACGATCCGTAAGGTGGAAGAACATGGCAACACTCGATAAGTACCAGATCGCGGCGGTGGAGGGCTTTGCGGCCGCTGTTGCGGCTGGCCAGTTGTCGGAGGGCGATGCTCTGACCGTCGCCGACAAAAGCTTCGGGTCCTCCGGCGCTGAAGCCCACGCTCACCTGAAGGCCCTACTCCTCGCCGGCGAACGCCGCCAGGCCGAACTTCACCGCATTGTGCCCTCGGGCACGGCGGACTTCGGCGGAGGCACCAACGAAGACGCGGCGGTTATCCGCGATAAGGCCTACATCGCCCGCACGTTGGACGCGGGCCGTGGCCACGACACCTACTGCCACCGCCCCGAGGTGGTCAAGGCGCTCGACACAGAGACCTCCACCGGCGGGGCCGACTGGGTGCCCGAGGGCTTCAGCAACGACTTTGTGCAGCGCGTCGCGGGCGAGCTCCGCGTCGGCGGTGCGGTCCCGACCTATCCGATGACGACCAAGTCTCTGACCATTCCGGCGTCCGGAGCCTGGGGCGTCACGAAGCTTGTTGGCGAAGCTACATCCATCACGGCCTCAGTGTTCGACGATGGCCTTAGCTCCAACGCCACGAGCAAGATCACGCTTGAGGCGCAGAAGCTCGCCGTCGCGGTGCCGGCCAGCATGGAGTGGGAAGCCGACGCGTTCCCGACGGCGCTAGAGAACATGAGGAAGACCTTGTACATGTCCCTCGCAAGGGGCATCGAAGAGGCGATCATCTCCGGCGACTCGACCTCCGGCGCCGGCGGCATCGATAGTGACGTCACCGACGCCGACTCGAACATCAAGGCGTGGTATGGGCTTCGTTACTATGCCCTCACCAACACCACGCCCATCGACCTCTCCGCCGGCCTTGACGGCGACAAGTGCCTCGACATGCTAGCCGCGATGCAGGAATGGGGCGTCAACCCGGACGATCTGTGCTGGGTGGCTGGCACCGGCGTCCGCACGAGACTGCTGGGGTTGAAGGACTCCGGTGGCACGCCTCTCGTGACGACCGTGGAGAAGTACGGCCCCGGTGCCACGATCCTCACCGGCGAGTGTGGGAAGCTGTGGGGCTCCGCGGTCTTGACGAGTCCCTGCCTTCGCGAGGATCTCGGCCCGACTGGCGTATTCGCCGGCGCGGGCTATGAACCGCCGAGCGCCGGCCTCGGCAGTCTGATTCTCTTCAACCGCACAGCCTTCGCCCTGGGCTCGCGGCAGACCATTAACCTCGAACTCGACAGGCGACCGGCCGCGCAGGCTAGCCTCCTGATCGCGTCCGCCAGGATGGACTTCGCGTGGGCCTTTGACGGCGAGCCCATCTGCGTGGTTGGAACCGGCATCCCGCTGACCTCCTCTTAGGTCGGCCACGACGACAGAAAGCGGGGCGGCGGGCCGACAAGCCTGCCGCCTCGCCTCGACCCTCACTCCACCTCTCGGAGCACTACACGCTCACTCAGGAGGCAGCGCGGTGGCTCCCCGCGCTCCTCCCTCTTCCCTATCTTCGGAAGAATCGTGTTGACTCTTTCGGCGCGATCCGTGATACACTGATACTGCCGATGACAGCCGCCGCCGAAGAGACGCAGCCGACTGGAAGCCTTGGACTTGACGACGGGGAGGGTGAGTGGCTGCCCTTAGGCAGAGTCACCGAAGCCCTCAAACGCTCCGACAAGACCATTCGCCGCTACATCAAGCAGGGGCGGTTTGGTCCCGACGGTGTCCAGCATGTCGAAGGCCCCTACGGCACGGAGTATCGGCTTTCCCGTGAAGCCGTGGACAGGTTGAAGGCGGAGCTGTCCACTCGCCAGATCGTACCCTTGGAACCCCCGACACGCCCACTTGAGCGTATGATTGAGGTCTTTGGACAGGAACGCACGCAGACTGTCGAAGCCGTCCAGAGTGTTGTCCAGGGCGCCGTCCAGGGCTTGACGGACGAAACAGCGGCGCTCAGGGAAGCCGTGGAGGCTCAGGGCGAGCAGATCGCGCGGCTGTGCGAGGAACTGAGGCAGTCAAGACGGCCGTGGTATCGGAGGCTGTTCGGCCTATGAGACGCGAAGCGCAGGGACCAGCTAACATCCGAGTCCATGACAAGCTGCTGGCGGCCGGTTTCGTTATGACCCCTGTGAGCCTCCTGCGGTTGCCGGGTATCGGCATGGGGGCGAAGCTGCTGTACTCCGCGATCCTGCATTACAGCCACGTCCTGAAGTTCTGGCCTGGCATCGAGGCGGCGGCGGCGGACTTCAGCATAAGTGAGCGGTCGATCACTTCGTACCTGAAGGAACTTGAGGCGTCGGGGATCGTCCGCGTGGCACGGGACAGCCGGGGGTACATCGAGGAGATCGAGTGC